GAGGCAAATCCCATGAAACCCATAAAAGACAAGATTATTGTTAGACCTATTCCAAGAATACAGTCTAGTTTATATGTCCAAACTGCTGAAGCAGATACAGTAGGGCATATAGTGGCAGTTGGGGATGAGGCTGCTGAGGAAGGTCTAAAAGTAGGGGATAAAATATATTTTGGCACTTTGGCTAAAGACTACAAAGACGAATACCTGAAATATCACAATTTTAAGGACGGGGATGAGAAATTCCTTGTGCTGTCATGGCAAGATGTTTGTTTTGTTGAGGAGCAAGAATAATGGCTAAAGCTGGTTTATACGCTAATATCCATGCAAAGCAGGAAAGAATCAAAAAGGAAAAGGCTGAGGGCAAGCCAGTTGAAAAGATGAGAAAGCCTGGTTCTAAGGGTGCTCCAACTGCTGAGGCATTTAAACAATCTGCAAAGACTGCCAAAAAATGACTAAAAAACATGACAAACCAATAGAGCACAAAACCACAGGAAAGGGTAAGACATATAACCCAACTGACAAAGGTGCTGGTATGACTGCTAAAGGAAGGGCAGAATACAATAAAAAGAATGGATCAAACCTAAAGCCTCCTGCTCCAAACCCCAAGACAGAGAAAGATGCTGGTAGAAAGGCATCATTTTGTGCGCGGATGGAGGGAGTTGTAGCCAAAGCTAAAGGTCCTGCTGAAAGGGCTAAAGCATCACTTAAGAACTGGAACTGTTAACATGCCACTCAAAAAATCCACATTACCCAAAGCATTTAAAGAGAATATTAAGACTGAGGTAAAGGCAGGCAAGCCCATTAAGCAGGCTGTTGCTATTGCTTACAGTGAAAAGAGAGAGGCTGAAAAAGCCAAGAAAAAGAAATGAAAGCCAGTCTAGCAGTCCATCTTTTAATAGCACTTGGCTTTGATGAACATCTGTTCATGAAATGGAAGGTAGGCAAAAACCCAAGCTATACCAAAAAAGGTCCAGGTAGAACACATAAACAAGGAAAGAAAAATGATATTTGAACATGAAATCCAAGATGTAAACTTAATAATTACTAGCCTTGAGCACAAAATCAGGGATATGCAAATATTAGTTCAGAAATTAATGCACAAAGCTAATGAGCAAATGCCTACTCCAACTCAATTAACTCCAGTAGCTGAGACACTAGCAGAGCCTGCTCCTGAGACTCATCCAAATAACTAAAAGTTATATTAAAATCAAATATATACTAAAATTTACAATATGGGTGCTCCACTAGGTAATATTAACTCAGCAAAAGGCAGACTTTTCCAAGAAAAGCTGAGGATGATTCTTTCCCAAGAGCCTCATAGAGCTAGAGCAATTGCTGAAGTCTTGATTAGCAAAGCTGAGGAGGGAGAGCCTTGGGCTATTAGAGAGCTAATGGATAGGATTGATGGGAAGGCAGTACAGGCAACAACTCTTGAAGATGCAAGTGGAAATGTCATCATGCCTCATCTTCAGGTCACATTTGTAAAGCCAGATGGAGCAGAGTGAACTTAATCAAGCTATTAAAAAGGCTGAGTTTCCAGTCAAGCTCCAGTGCCTGTTCCAGTCATCAAGGTATAAATGCATCTTTGGAGGCAGAGGGTCAGCAAAGTCATGGTCTGTTGCTAGAGCATTGCTCATCTTGGGTGCAAAGCAAGTCCACAGGATTTTGTGTGCCAGGGAATTTCAGAACTCCATATCTCAATCAGTTCATAAGCTATTAAGTGACCAGATCATAGAACTGGGTTTAATAGGTTTCTATGAAATTACCCAAAACTCCATCAGAGGGGCAAATGGGACTGAGTTTGCTTTTGTGGGATTAAAGAATAATCCACATAATATTAAGAGCTATGAGGGTTGCACAATTGTCTGGGTAGAGGAAGCTCAGGCAGTTTCAGCCAGGAGCTGGGATATTCTTATTCCCACTATCAGAGCCAAAGATTCAGAAATCTGGATAACCATGAACCCAGAACTAGAATCTGATGCCACATACCAAAGATTTATTCTGCATAAGCCTGATAATTGCATAAGCCAAAAAGTGAACTGGAGTGATAACCCTTGGTTTCCTGAAGTCTTAGATCATGAGAGGAGAACCTTACAATCCAGAGATATTGAATCCTACAATACAGTTTGGGAAGGTCTTTGTCGACAGACTGTGGATGGAGCTGTGTTTGCAAGGGAAATGCAAATGGCAGAGCTGGAGGAAAGAATCACTAAAGTCAGGTATGACCCTACCAAGCCAGTTCATGCTGTGTTTGATCTTGGCTGGGCAGACTCTACAAGTATTTGGTTTGTCCAGTTCATAGCTCAAGAAATCAGATTTATTAGGTACATAGAGGATAGTCAGCAGACTATGAGCCATTATCTGGCATTGATGCAGACATTTGGTTATGTTTATGACACACTTTGGTTGCCACATGATGCACAGAACAAAACACTGGCAGCTCAGGGCAGAACCATAGAAGAAATTGTCAGAAATGCTGGGTTCAAGACCAAAATAATACCAAGAACTAGCATTGTGGACTCTATTAATGCCTCCAGAACCATGTTCAGGAATTGCTTTTTTGATAGGGACAATTGCTATGATGGCTTGCAATGTCTCAGGCATTACAAGTATGAGGTTGACCCAGAGACAAAGGCTTTTAGTAAAAACCCACTCCATGACCAGTATTCACATGGAGCAGATGCTTTTCGCATGGTTGCTTTAGGTGTTCAAGAGACTAGACCAAGAAGACCAAAGCAAGTAAACTATGCACCACCACAATCATGGATGGCTTTATAACATGGCACTTGACCCACTAGAAACAGATTATGACCCCATCATAGATGAGGCAAAGCAGTTCCTGAAGTTTGCTAATGATGCAGACACAATGAATAGGCAGGAGGCTTTGGAAGACCTGAAGTTTGCAAGTGGGGGCGATCAGTGGCCAGTGGACTTACAGAATTCAAGAAACCTAGAGTCCAGACCAGTCTTAACCATCAACAAGCTAGATGGCTATTGCAGGCAAGTCACTAACCAGCAAAGACAGCAAAGACCCAGAATCAGGGTTCATGCCACAAATACTGTGGAAGATGCTGCAGATGCCAAGGTCATTCAAGGCATGGTCAGGCACATAGAAGTTAATTCCAATGCTGATAATGCCTATGACAATGCCTATAACTATGCAGTCAGAATGGGTTGGGGATATTTAAGGGTTGACCACAGATATGTAAGGGAAGATTCTTTTGACCAAGAGCTATTCATTGACCCTATTGATAACCCATTTACAGTCTATTTAGACCCAAATTCAATTGCAGTGGATGGCTCAGACCAGGAAAGATGCCTAATTACATCCATGATGCCAAAGTCTGTGTTCAAGGAAATGTACCCAGATGCACAAGACACATCTTTCACATCCAGAGGCACTGGGGATACTCAAAGTGAGTGGATTACTAGGGAAGATATTAGAGTTGCTGAGTACTTTTATACAGTTAGAGAAAAAGCCAAACTCTATTTATTAAGTGATGGCTCTGCAAGGTTTGCTGATACTAAAGATTTTTTTGAAAGAATTAAAAAAGCTGGTCTAGAAGTAGTAGATGAAAGACCTAGTGTAAAAAAGACAATTAAGTGGAAAAAGCTCACAGCAATTGAGGTGCTGGAGGAGAAGGACTGGCCGGGGTATTACATCCCAATTGTCCCAGTCTATGGTAGACATGTAGTTATTGGAGATAAGAGAAAGAAATTTGGCATGGTCAGACATGCTAAGGATGCCCAGAGGATGTACAACTTCTGGGTCACATCCATGACTGAGTCTGTTGCATTAGCTCCAAAGGCAAAATGGGTGATGGCTGAGGGGCAAGATGAGGGTCATGAGTTGGATTGGGCAAGTGCCAATATCAAATCAATGGCTACTTTGAGATATAAACAGACAGATATTGATGGCAACCCAGCTCCTCCTCCAATAAGGATGCAACCAGAGCCTCCTCCTACAGGAATATTGACCGCTGCCCAAGAGATCAATCAGGACATGGCAACCATTATTGGAATCTATGACCCAAGTCAACAACTCCCAGGCAATATGTCTGGCAAGGCTTTAAATAGTCAGCAAATGCAAGTGGATTTGACCAATTTTGACCTTTATGACAATCTAACCAAGTCAATTTCCCATGTAGGAAAGATACTTTTAGATTTAATTCCCAAGATTTATGACACTGAAAGGGTTATGAGAATTATTGGGGATGATGGAAAGCCAGACCTTTTGACCATAAATGAGCAAAGTGCTGTGGGCAGAGTGCTTAATGATGTAACTGTAGGGCAATATGATGTGGTGATGGAGACTGGTCCAGGATACAACAGCAAGAGACAAGAGGCTGTAGATGCCATGATGCCATTGCTTGCCAAGCCTGAGTTATTTAATGTGGCTGGAGACTTGGTGTTTAGGAATATGGACTTCCCTGGGGCTGAGACTATTGCTGATAGGTTAGCCGCCCTGAATCCACTGAGCCAGATTGATGAGCACTCTGATATTCCTCCACAGGCTCAACTAATGATTAAGCAAGGACAATCTCAAGTCCAGCAACTCACCCAGCAGTTGCAGGCTTTACAGTTAGCTATGAAGCAAAGACAGGATATTGAGCAAGTTAAGCAACAGGCTGAGACTCAGAGAGAGTTGATGAGGCAGACAACCAAGGCTCATAATACAGAATCT